TTCATTTTTAGGTTTTTCATTTTTGGTTTGGTTTGGTTTGGTTATGGGTTGAGGGTGAGGGGTTTAGGAGAGGAGTGAACGCCACAGAAGGACGGTCGACCATAGGTGCAGCGCCATCACACAGAGCGCTTCCGGTAAGGTGAGGGTGAGTTGGGAGAGGGCGAGGGTGTCAGCGGCGATGAGGGAGAGGAAGCCGAGGGATAAGAGGTTGTTTTTCATGGGTTTGCTTTTGTTTTGCTTCGCTTGCAACGTGCAAGATTGGTGCAAGGTTGGCGCAAGGTGGGGTGGGTGGCAACAAGAAAAATGCGCATTTTTTGCGTATCAGTTGAGAGAGCAAGCTTGCTTCAGGCTCTCTCTATTGGCGAATAATCCGGCGATGGGAGTAGGTACGCTTGAGAATCTGCAGCGGACGTCCGGACGGAAGGCAGGGACGCCAAACAAGGTGACAGCCACAATCAAAGAGGCGGTGCTTCTCTCGTTTGAACGCTTGGGGGGCGCTTCCTATCTTGAGGAAGTCGGGAGAAGGGATCCAAAGACGTACTGCGCGCTCCTAGGCAAGGTTCTGCCGCGCAACCCGGCTGCCACAGACAACGCGCCTGGTAACGTGGCGATGCTCTCCGACGCCGAAATAAGGCAACGCGTAGCGGGTATGTTGCGCGAAGGGCTATCGCCTGCGGGCATCGAAACGGGGGAAGTAGTTGACGCTGTTGAGGTTAGAGTGAAAAGTGGTACTTGAATTTCAAGTATCCATGTCTGTTATTGCATTGCCTAATGTTTTTAACTATAAATAAAAAAGGAATCCAAACGATATCTAAAACCCCCTGAACCCGTCCGGAACTTACAGCGGAGACGGCGGCGTCTCCGTGAATGTCGCTATTAGACCGTGAAAGAACTCAGTCCAGAAGAGAAAGCAGAACTGGTCATGTGCCTCGAAGAGCTCCAGAGGCGCAAGCGCGAGCGCCGTTTACTCGGTTACTACCCAGACACCGGCCCCCTCAGGCGGGAGCTCTACAAGAAGCACCTAGCCTTCTTCGAGGCGGGGGCGAAGTACAAGGAGCGGCTGATGATGGCGGCGAACCGCGTTGGCAAGACCGAGGGCATCGGCGGCTTCGAGATGGCGGTACACCTAACTGGCCGGTACCCCTCATGGTGGACGGGCCGCCGGTTCGACCGCCCCATCTCGGCGTGGGCGGCGGGTGACACCGGTAAGACCTCACGGGACATCTTGCAGACGAAGCTGCTGGGGCCGGCAGGGAGCCACGGTACGGGGCTCATCCCGAAGGAGGACATCCTGCGGGTGTCGGCCAAGGCCGGCATTGCGGATGCGGTGGAGATCATCGTGGTGCGGCACGCATCAGGGGGCGAGTCGCGGTTAACGCTCAAGAGCTACGACCAGCGCCGCGAGAGCTTCCAGGGGACGGAGCAGGACATCATCTGGCTGGACGAGGAGCCACCGTTGGACATCTACACGGAGTCGCTGCTGCGAACGATGACGAACGACGGTATGGTGATGCTGACGTTTACGCCGCTGTTGGGGATGAGCGAGACGGTGATGGCGTTTTTGAGGGACGGTGAGGTGTGTGAGAGGGCGGAGGGTACGAAGTTTGTGGGGATGGCGACGTGGGACGATGTACCGCACTTAAGCCAGAAGCAGAAGGACGACCTGTGGTCGAGTATACCGCCCTTCCAGAGGGATGCGCGGTCAAAGGGCGTGCCGCAGTTGGGGGCGGGTGCGATATATCCGGTGCCTGAGAGCGAGCTGGTTGTGCCTGACTTCGAGGTACCGGTGCATTGGCCGAGGGTGTTTGGGATGGACGTGGGCTGGAACAAGACAGCGGCGGTGTTTGGAGCTCTGGATCAGCAGAGTGACACGTTGTATTTGTATTCGGAGCATTACAGGGGGCAGGCGGAGCCGGCGATTCACGCGGAGGCGATAAACGCGAGGGGGCGTGGGATACCTGGGGTGATTGACCCAGCGAGCCGTGGCAGAACGCAGGTGGACGGGCAGCAGTTGTTTGTGCGGTACCGGCAGATGGGGTTGGACTTGACGGTGGCGAACAACGCGGTGGAAACGGGGATTTATGATGTGTGGCAGCGGATGTCTACGGGGCGGCTGAAGGTGTTTAAGAGCATGACGAACTGGGTAGCGGAGTTCCGGTTGTACCGGCGGGACGACAAGGGACGGGTCGTGAAGGAGAACGACCACTTGATGGATGCGACGCGGTATTTGGTGGTGAGCGGGTTGAATCGGGCGGCGTTGAGCATTAAGAAGCGGATGCAGAAGATTATTGAGGTGTTACCGGTGATGAACTTTTTCTCAAAGAAGTAGCAAGCTCCCAGCCCCATTGACACAAGCCCTTAAACCAGCATGATGATGAGCATGAGTAAGAACGATCCGGTTAAGGTGCATGCGGAGGCGCTTGCGGAGTTTGACCGCATACAGGAGGTGATGCGTAACGAGCGGTTGCAGTGTTTGCAAGACCGCCGGTTTTGTTCGATCCCAGGGGCGCAGTGGGAGGGGCCGTTGTCTGAGCAGTACGAGAACCGGCCGAGGTTTGAGGTGAACAAGACGCAGCTCGCAGTGATGCGGATTATCAACGACTACCGCTCGAACCGGATTACGGTGGAGTTTGTGCCCAAGGAGAAGGAGTACGAGAAACTTTCGGAGACGTGCAACGGTTTGTTTCGAGCGACGGAAGTGGATTCGGGCGCGGAGGAGGCGTATGACAACGCCTTTGAGGAGGCGGTGACGGGTGGGTTTGGGGCGCTACGTTTGCGCAACGAGTACGAGGACGAGTACAGCGGTGAGAGTGACGAGCAGCGCATCTGTATTGAGCCGATTTACGATGCGGACTCCTCGGTGTACTTTGACTTGAACGCGAAGCGGCAGGACAAGGCGGACGCGAAGCGGTGTTTTGTGATTACGGCGTTGACCCGTGAGGACTATGAGGCGGAGTGGGGGGACGATCCAGCGACATGGCCCAAGGAGATTAACCGGACGCAGTTCGACTGGCAGACACCGGATGTGGTGTATGTGGCGGAGTACTACCGTGTGGAGGAGACGACCGACTACATGGTGACGTTTGAGGGGCTTACGGGAGACGAGGAGAAGGAGCTTTTGTCGGTGCTGAAGGAGGGCAAGATGGAGGAGATGGAGGCGCTTGGGTACAAGGAAGTTAAGCGCAAGAAGATTAAGCAGAAGAAGGTGCATAAGTGGATTATGTCGGGTGGGAAAGTGTTGGAGGACTGCGGGTACATTGCGGGGAGGTGCATCCCGATTGTGCCGGTGTACGGGAAGCGGTGGTTTGTGGACAACGTGGAGCGGTGTATGGGGCATGTGCGGTTGGCGAAAGATATGCAGCGCCTTAAGAACATGCAGCTTTCAAAGCTGGCAGAGATTTCGGCGCTCTCGTCGATGGAGAAGCCGATTTTCATGCCTGAGCAGGTGGCAGGGCATCAGACGATGTGGGCGGAAGACAATCTGCGCAACTACCCGTACTTGCTAGTGAACGGGATTACGGACGCGCAAGGCGCGGTGCAACCTGCGCCTCCGTTGGCGTACACAAAAGCCCCGCAGGTGCCGCCGGCGATGGCGGCGTTGTTGGGGGTTACGGACATTGATATGCAGCAGCTCCTTGGGAGCCAGGGCAACGGGGACAAGATGGTGTCGCACGTCACCAGTAAGGCGGTGGATTTAGTGATGCAGCGGCTTGATATGCAGAGCTACATCTACGTCTCGAACATGGCGAAAGCCATTAAGCGTGTGGGCGAGATTTGGTTGTCTATGGCCAAAGACGTGTTTGTGGAAGATAAGCGCAAGATGAAGGTGGTGACAGCCAACGGCGAGCAGGACGAGATTGAGCTTATGACGCCGGTGATTAACCCTGAGAGCGGCGAGCTTGAGTACGACAACGACATTTCGGAAGCGGACTGCGATGTGGCGGTGGACGTGGGACCATCTTCAACAACAAAGAAACAGGCAACGGTGCAGGCGCTGCTTGCAATGATGGCGGTGACACAAGACCCTGAGACGATGAATGTGCTCTCGTCGATGGCGATGATGAACATGGAAGGCGAAGGGCTTGGGGACGTGCGGACGTACTTCCGCAAGAAGCTACTTAAGATGGGGGCGGTTAAACCCACTGAGCAAGAGGCTCAGGAGCTCCTTGCAGAGGCCCAGAACGCCCAACCGGACGCACAGACGCAGTACTTCGCAGCAGAGGCGCAAAGGGCAAATGCGCTCGCTACAAAGGCACAAGCTGATACGGTGCTTACGCTCGCTAAGGCCGAGGAGACGCGGGCGAAGACTGAGGAGACAATTGCAAAGGCTGGTCAGATTGATCAGGACAAGGCGATGAAGCTGGCGGACCGCATCGAGGACGATGTGCAGAAGCTGGTAGCGCCTGTGCAAACATTTTAGTGGACAGACCCACTAATTAAGAAAAAATGGAGAACAACAACACGGCAGTAGATGCTGAAGTTGTCTTGGAAGATGAGGAAGCTCCCGTAGCGGAGGCTGTGGCTGAGGAGACCGGTACGCCGGCGACCTCGGAGCCAGCCAAAGACGGGGAGGCGACCGCTTCGGAAGAGATTGACGTTAGCATCGGGGATTCGCCAGCCCAGAAAGAGGACGCAGAGAAAGCACCGGAATGGGTGCGTGAAGTGCGTAAAACTAATCGGGAACTGCACCGTAAGAATCGGGAGCTAGAGGAGAAGCTGAAGGCAATATCGGCAACTGAGAACAATCCGGTTGACCCTGGGCCGAAGCCGACTCTGGAAGGCGCTGATTACGACACGGAGAAGTACGAGGCCAAGCTGGCAGAGTGGTTTGACCGGAAACGGAAAGCCGCTGAACTCCAAGCCAAGGCCGAGGAAGAGCAGCAAGCCCAACAAGCTGAGTGGCACAAGAAACTTGAATCGTATGCGAAGTCGAAGACGGAGCTTAAGGTTCGAGACTACGAAGATGCCGAATCAGCGGTGCAAGAGGTGTTGAACACAACTCAACAAGGGATCCTGTTGCAGGGTTCAGACAACTCGGCATTACTGGTATACGCGCTGGGTAAAAACCCCAAAAAAGCGAAGGAACTCTCTGAGATAAAAGACCCGGTGAGATTCGCGTTCGCGGTGGCAAAACTCGAAACACAACTCAAGGTGACAAAGAAAACTGCTCCTCCTCCAGAAAAGACCCCACCATCAGGCGGGGCAAGGTCAGCCGGTGGTTCCGACGAAGTGTTGGACAACCTACGCGCAAAGGCCGAGCGCACCGGTGACTACACGCAGGTTTTGGCCTACAAACGTCAATTGCAGTCAAAAAAATAACATATGCCTAACTCGTTCAATAAAGAAGAACGCGTAGCGTTTGAGAACCTCCTTGAAGGGTTCAACGACGCGCTTGTTCTCTCACGCAACGTCTCGATCTATAACACAGATCAGACCTCAATGGAGCGCACCAACAACGTCATCTGGCGTCCGCAGCCCTACATCGCAACTTCGATCTCGAATGCCGGTGTGGGTACGAACATCAACTTCGTTGGTGGCTACTCCAGCTACACCCAGCTCGCGGTTCCCGCCAGCATCAACCAGACCCGCACGGTTGCCTTTGAGATGAATGCTCAAGAGCTTCGTGACGCTCTGCAAGAGCAACGCCTTGGCAACTCGGCGAAACAGAAACTCGCTTCTGACATCAACGTGTCGGTGCTTCAGCTTGCTTCCGCTCAAGGAACGCTGGTTGTTAAGCGCACGACGGCGGCTGGTGCTTCGAGCGGTTTTGATGATGTCGCCCAGTGCGAAACCATCTTCAACGAACAAGGCATCATGGATGGCGACCGCTACCTCGCGCTCAACACGCGGGATTACAACGGTCTTGCCAACGACCTTGCCAAGGCTTCGCGCTCCTTCGGGAACCAGAAGTCCGACAAGGCGTATGAGCGTGCATACGTTGGGATGGTAGCGTCCTTCGACATCTACAAGCTCGACTACGCCGTGCGTTTGCCTGCTGCTGCCGGTGTTGGTATCACCATCAACACGACTGACGCTGGTAATCAGTACTACATCCCGAAAGCCATCTCGACTTCGCCAACGACGTCCGAGCGGCTCAACGTGGATAACCGCTACCAAACTGTTACGGTCTCCAGTACGACTGGAATCGCAGCAGGGGATGCGTTCACCATCGCTGGCATCAATGCGGTGCATCACATCACCAAGGGCGACACGGGTCAGTTGAAGACCTTCCGCGTCATCTCGGTGACTAACGCCACCCAGATGGTCATCAGCCCGCCCATCATCTCCAATCAGGTTGCCAACGCTTCCTCTGCACAGAACCAAAACTGTGTGGCGAACACGAAGTCCGCAACGGCGGCGATTGTGTTCCTCAACACGGCAGCAGCTCAAGTGAACTGCTTCTGGCACAAGGACGCGCTGGAAATCCTTCCAGGTCGCTATGCGATTCCCGACAACGCCGGCGTTGCGGTGATGCGCGGTTCGACCGACCAAGGGTTGGAGCTCGTTATGAGCAAGCGTTTCGATCAGGACTCGCTCACAACCAAGTACCGTGTAGACACGTTCTACGGGGTTGTGAACAAGCAGCCCGAAATGAGTGGTATCATCCTGTTCAATCAGGTATAGTAGCCGCACACGGGGGGTGGCCCTTCTGGGCCATCCCCTTAACTTCACGCAACTTATGCCGCTAAAGAAGGGTTATTCGCAGAAAACAATCTCCTCGAACATCAGCAGAGAGATGAAAGCCGGTAAACCGCAGAAGCAAGCGATTGCAATCGCGCTTTCAACGGCCCGCAAAGCGAAGCAAGCGGCTGGAAAACCCGTTGGAAAACTGAAAAAATGATTGAATTTCCCAGCATGGTGTACCGCTCGCCTGGCAATTGGCAGGCTAGGGGCGGAACCTACGATTACTGCGGCATAGAATCGCAGGAAGAACTCGATGAAGCACTCAAGTTGGGCTGGAGCCTGACTGTTGAAGATGCCGTTGAGACATTTAACAAGGCCGTGGAGGCCGCTGAGAGGCTCAAGAGCGAGCCGAAAGTGAAGATTGTGGTCAATGAGCCAGAATCCGAGGCCGCCCCCGTTCTTGAGGCTGCTGGCGAGCCGGTTTTGCTGGCTGAAGAAGACGAAGAAGACGATAAACCGCGCCGCAAGCGCAAGTAAACGCATGGGATACACTAAACGCCAGTTCGTTGAGGCCGCTTTTGAGGAGCTTGGGCTGGCGTCTTATGTGTTTGATCTGACTGCGGACGAGCTTCAGTCAGCGGTGCGCCGGCTGGACGCAATGGTGGCGCAGTGGTACGCGAAAGCCATCCAGATTGGCTATCCGTTGACCAATTCTCCTGAGAATGCGGACTTGGACACCGAGACGAACGTACCGGTGACAGCCAACGAAGCTATCATCTTGAATCTGGCAATGCGGATTGCTCCGCAGTACGGCAAAACGCCGTCACCTGACACCAAACAGGGAGCCATTGCCGGTTATCAGACGCTGCTTATGCAGAGTACTAACGTCCTGCAACAACAGTACCCTTCGACGATGCCTGCTGGCGCTGGCAACAAAGACGTGGATTGGCCGTTCCTGCCGGTTCCGTCAATTTCTCCAATCGAACAGGAACCAAACGGTCAACTTCAGTTCCGCTAACATGGCTATTCA